GTCGCGGGCGCGCTGCTGAAATGCACGCAACAGCCGTATACATTGCCAGAATAATCGACAACCCCAAGGCCCGCCATCATGGCGTACTGCGCGCTAAAGGTAGTGGCTGGACTCCCTGTCGAAATGTAGATGCAATCCGCAGAGTCGGCATAGGACATCTGCAAGCCAACCGCGTAAATAGTGGATATGGCCGATACTTGGTTCGTCATCTTGACGCAACCAGTGTCGTTTCCGAAGGTCGTTACCGCTTGCGTCGATCCAGTCACGTTCAAGGCGCCGGCAACCGGAGTGACAGTCGTTGCGTTTGGGAAATACGAAATCATCAACTGCGACGTGGAAGGAACCGCGTCCATCGTGTTCGTGTTAAAGAACGACGGGGCCGATGCGTAGTTACAGATCAGGATAACCGGGCCAGGATTTGCCGCGATCCCCCCGGAGGCCGCTATCGTTGCCTTCTGGACGAGTGTGATGTAGGTCGGATTAGCCAACGTATTGCTCGTGTTGAGCACTCCAACCTGCCAAGAGAACGCGGAGTTTGCTGCCTGCGCAGTGACCAAGGCATTCAGATCTGTTAAGAACTGCACAGCCGTAGCCGCTGCCGAGACCGCCGCCGCTACTGCCGAGTTCCAGGTGAGTGTCGATGCCATGTTTAGCCTACCGTTCCATACGTTGTCGTTGCCGATCCTGTGAGCGTATGCCCATTCTCGCGGATAGCGTTACCGGCAGGTCCGGCCGCACCGCCAGCGTTCACGGTGATGTCGCCCTTGCCACCTGCGCCGCCAGGGAAGCCCATGCCCCCGCCGCCCCCGCCGCCCCCGCCTCCAATCCCGGTCGAGTTGCCACCATTGCCGCCGGCCGTCGCGTGCGCAGTTCCAGCCGAGCCCGCGGTACCAGGGCCAGTTCCATTGCCCGCCGCGCCAGCGGTGCCGTTAGCGGCAATCGAACCAGCCCCCGCGCCGCCAGCGCCGCCCGTGTTGACGGTACCGCCACCGCCACCGCCACCGCCACCAGCACCACCGGCAATGATCCCGGAGAAGTACTGTAGTGTAACCGGGAAGTCCATATAGAGCGCGTCGCCGCCAGTGCCGCCCGGCCCGCCTACGCCATTAGCAGCGCCAGCCGTGCCACCAGCGCCGGACAACCCAACGATCGTGCCGGCGCCCATGATGATAATTTTCGAGCCAGCGTTCCAACCCGTGCCCGTGTAAAGCGCGGCGTTCGCGGAGCCAGTGCCGGGCGTGGCGCTGCTAATCACGGTTCCGGCTGGGATGATGACAACCAAAGTAACCGCGGCCGAAGGCGATCCTGCTGCCGTAAAGAGATTGACGTTGTTTGTGGATGTCGGATAGATCAGGACATTGACGGGTTGCCCGGCGAACACGTCGGCGTGCGTATCCATGCTCCCGTGCTGGAATACCATCGGAGGAATCGGCACGAACGCGGAGTTTCCGGGCTTGCCGGCGACAAGCTGCCAGCCGACCCCATCCCAAAACCAAGCATTGTTACCGAAGGCGTACTGCTGGTTGAGAACCGGATGTATCGGGAAGTTTATGGTAGCCATTTAGAAGAACTGGACCCACTGATTGCCGCTGCCATCGTTGAACCATGTGTACTGCACGCCGTTCGACGTGTTTACCCAGCGATCCCCAACTTTGGGGCTTGCGGGCGCCGTGGGCGAGGCCGTGAAGTTGATGCCAGACACGGTAACATTCGTCCAATTCGCGCCGCTCCACTGCACGAACTGACCGGCGGTGATAATTCCATTCGTCAGCCAATCGGAAAGTTGTTCCATCGACAGCGAGGTAATGCTGCTGCCGCTGCTGCTGGACTTGGGGGCGGCAGCAATCGCGGCAGCAAGTGCAGCAACTTGCGCGTTTACCGTCTGTGTGGTCGGAGAGGACTTCTCGATCGCCTCAAGGCGTGCGCGAATATTCTGGACGGCAATCTGCACATCGCGATCTGCGCTCGCCGGAATCGCAACGCCTGGAAAGCCGGGTTTCGCCATGACCTAGGTCCATTCCTGCCCGTCCTCGACGAACTGGACGCGGTTGATGCGGTCGGTTCCCTGTACCTGAAACTCGAAGTACTGGAAGCAGACGCCATTCGGCGGACGCGGGATCGCAAACTCGTTCCCCGAAGTAACGGTCAGCGCGGCATAAGCCTGCCCGTCCGCGAGCAGCGTGATCGTGGTATTCGCATAACTCTCGGCCTTGACGCGGCACTGCGAATACGCGAGCGGGTGATCGACGTAGAACTGCTTGGACTTCCAGATGAATGGGAGAGGGTTGAGCGTGTCCGCATCGAACGTGACGATCGTGTTGAGCGTTATGTCCAGGCCCAGGTAATCCTGGTCGAGCACCAGATATAGGTTGTCGGTCAGCGGATCGTTGTGGCGCGCGTAGGCGTGGAAGCCCAGGCTCACCTTGCCGGCGCCGGACTTCGAGTCCATGTCGATGTAGAAGCCGCCCGGAATCCCGCCCGCGGTGTAGAAGCAGAAGTACCGATTGTCGTTGACCACGGCAATCATGCTCGCTGGGTTGAGCGCCTGCCATTCGAGCTTCGTGAAAAGCTGCTCGGTCAGCATGATTTCCTTGCCCGGCCCGGCGATCGCAACGAGTCCCTCGAACGTCGCGTAGACAACGCCCACGTTCTTGACGTTCGCAATCGACTGCTTGCTCGCGCACGCATGGGGATACGATCCCTTCGTCGCGGAGTAAGCGTCCGGCGTCTGACCGTAGAAAACATAGGGGTACTTTGACGTGCAGACCACTACCGCTGCGTCGATCGCCGCGATGCCGACAATCGGGAAGTCCACTACCTGCTGGTAGATTAGCGGCCACGCATGGGGTATTCCCTGCGCGGACAAGCAGAGCGTGTTGCCGAAGAAGCCAGCATAGATGCCGTTCGGCAGAGAGAGGATGCCACGCATGTTCGTAGGCGGCACGTTCCACGTTCCGATAACGCCGTTGAGCGTGAAGTAGCTCGGGATGACCTCGGACAGAGACGAGTCTGGAATTACGTCCAGGTACGTGATGCCGAATTGCAGATCGGCCGCGACGAGCAATAGCTGCGTTCCGCCGGAGGAAGAAGTGACCTCGCGGTACAGGTTCACTCCGGGAGAAGGACCGCCGGGGTTGAAGCTGATCGCGTTCTGCACTTTCGGGATGAAACTCGTGCCGCCCTGGAAGTACGTGTAGTCCACGCCGGCCGCGGGCAGAGACGAAGGGAGGGTGACGTTGACGCCATAGCCAAGGTTGCGCGTGATGACCGCGGACGCCGGGCTCGGGCCGCTTTCCTCGCCAAGATCGTTGAGCAGCGTGTAGACGTAGGCGGTTGCTTCCGAGGCGGCAGCAACGAGGGGCGTCGTTCCGACGATCGTGAAGTTGTCGTAGTTCACGGAGAACCAATAGGGAATCGAGTTGCCCGGCGCGGTGAATGCCTGCACTCCGTAGGTAGAGCCATTGTTCGGGCACGAAGCGTAGCTCGCAGTCAGGTCAGTGACCGTGACGAACTTGCCAGCCGCGTTTACCGTCGTGATTGTGATGCTCATGGCCGACACGCCGGCAGCGCTTGGTGCGCCGATAGTGATGGTCGCTAGGTTGTACGCCTGCGTGAACGGGCCGATGTAGTATCCGGCGCCGTTCCATGTCGGGATCGAGCCGTGCGCGATCGTGGTCGTGGATAGCGAGGCGCCGATCACAAAGCCGGTGACGGGACAAAACTCTATTAGAACGTTGTTCGATCCCGCAACGGCGGAACTTGCGGAGTTGATGTATACCCGGATGCAAGTGCCCTGCCCGCTCGCGTCCATGCCAACGTAGAAGTCCAGGTAGCCCTGCCCCTGGTAGCAGTTGGCCGCGAAGGACAACGCAAACTCCACGCTCATCGTCACGGCCTGCGTCGGGTCAACGGCGAAGTTCTTGTAGCCATACGCCTCGCCACCGATGGATTGCAAGTGTAGGGCATCGCCGGTCGGATACCCTCCGATACTCGCGAAACCACTGTCCTGAAGCGTAGCGGTAGAAAGCGTCCACCCCGTAGGATTGACGAAGTTCTCCACGAGAGTCGAGATGGTCGATCCCGCATTGGCCTGCACGAGCGTCACTGACGGCGCCGTAGTTGGATTCGGCACTCCGATCTTGCGCGAGTAGATTGGGAATGGTCCGTTGCCGGGAAAGCCGGAGCCGAGAGAGGCGCTGCCGGTCACTGGGTTGCCGCCGGCCGTGAGCCCGGACGCAAGCCCGATGTCCGTGAAGCGCGGCGCGTCGGTGCCGCAGAAATACGTCCGATACGAAACGTCTCCGCTGATCGCCGCCTTCTCGATGTCTGCTTCGATGGTAGTGAGCACGTTCGCCGTTGCGCCGGTCTGCGCGCGTTGCCACATTGCCATGTAGTTGCCGATGAGGATTGCGCACTCTGCCTGATCCGCCCACATGGAAGCCGGAGCTACGCTACCGCCGCCGACTGGCGCCTGCGTATGCGTCATGCAGAAATTTGTGCCCGTGCCATCCCAATGGTGGATGACCGTATAGTTCGCACCATTCGTCAGGGACAGGCAATAGCCGAGCCGGTTGCCGCCGCACGCCAGCCAGAAGTAGTACGTCGTTGCTCCACTCGCGAAGGATTCGAGCATCCCGATTGTGTTCTCGGTTGTGCCCGAGTAAGTGGTCGGATAGTCCGATGAGCCCCCGCCAACGTAAGCCGCGGAGGCGTTCAGCGCCTCGGGCCCGGTCGTCCAGGCGCCGGTCGCAATCTCGGTAGCGCCCGCGGTTCCACATGCAACAAGGTGCCATGCGGTAGCACCGGCGTTGAGAACGGCGCCGGTGAGCACAATCAGATGGATTCCATCTGCGCACGGGAAGGTCGCATTCAGGTATACCGGAGACCCACTGAGCGCCGGAATGATGTCGTACACCACAACCTGCGTCCCCACCGGATTGATAGTGAATAGGCCAGCGACTCCGGACGTTGACACGCCTCCCGTTATCTGGAAGCCTCGCCAAGTGGCGAGCACGAGCAGGCCGTTTGCAAGCGTGCAAACGATGTCGCCAGTCTGCCACTGAGTCATGTACTGCCCAATTCCGGGGAAGTCCGTGGCGACCGGGAAGCCGAAGTACGCCGAGCCGAAGATCGCCGCTTCGGCCGAGGAAGCCGCGCGCGACGTGGCCGCGCCGCCGTTGACCGGATCAACCTGATACACGAGGCCGTCGCCAACAGGCGGTCCAGCAATCGGGCCCGTAGTCGCGAGATTCACGGTCGCGGTCGTGTAATCAATGATGCGGATTACGTTTCCGTCATTGCCGAGGATGACCGGAAACAGGTTCGACACGCTCGCGCTCCATGTCGTATTGCCGATGATCGACACCCAAAACGGCGTACCAAGCCCGGACTCCCATAGCTTCTGAAACACGTTGCCGCCGGCATTCGGGACTGCGTTGAACGTCAGCCAGACTTCTTCGGCAAGGTAATAAATTGTAAGCGGATCGGTGACGATCGGCTGCGTGGTGGATTCTGTGAAGCCGCGCCACGTATCGACGTTTCCGGAAAGCAGGCGCGAGTTTTCGCTATTCTGCCCCATCTGATTCGGGAGCAGACGCGGCGCCACACGCGGCGCCTCACCCTTGAACTCGGATACGTCGAGTGCCACGCCTACCTCGCTAGGAAGGCGCGCGGTCTAGCCCTAAGACTGCCCACTTGCTTGCCGCGGGCGCTGTCGGAGCGAGTTTGGCCGAAGCCTTCCTCGAAGGTCGCCTGAGCGATCGCGCGCTCCTGCGGGTTGTACCAAGGCTCATCGGCCATCGCGTACAGGTGCGCCAGTGCGCCGGCCTCGATGTATCTGTTGTATTTCCGATACAGGTCGAGCGGAATCTGAACCGCGCTGTCCGGCGTCTGGACGATGACTTCCATTTGCACCGGGTAGGCATTGTTCGGGATCGGGTAGAGGTTAATCATCCCCTCCGGGATGTAATTCATGTACGTCGGCAGGGACGGCGCGCGGTTCGGGTCGAAGTTCGCCGCGTCCGTGTTGCACCACAGATCGACCCACGACTGGTTCGGGGAAAGCTGCTGAATCTGCGCGGCCTTGAGCCCGAGAATCTCGAAGTTCGGGTCGGAGCCCAGGTTGTAGAGCGGCTGGTTCGCGGTCGTCAGGTACGGGATCACCGTGCGCGTGAGGAACATGCCGCGCCGGCAAAGCTCGCGCGCAGCGCGCGCGTAGGCTTGGTAGATGATCGCGAAGGGAGCCTTCTCGATCCGCGCCGACACGTCTCCGGCAATCGCATTGATCTGCACGAACGCCTGCGGGGTGACGATGCCGACCGCCGGCACGCCGGCAAGGGTCCCAGGAGTGGACTCAGGGGTTGGAGCCCCAGGGTTGAGCGAGAACGAACCGAATACGGCCACGCCTACTCCTTCTCACCCAGCATGGGAGCCGGCTCGAACTGCGCTTGTTTGCCGCCGATGATGCCGGCTTGGCACCGCGCCCAATAGAAATTGGCCTTGGTGATGTCCTGGCGCCGGGTGTTCGAGCCGAAGCACAAACCAACAAGGCCGTCCACGACGGCGCCCAGGTAGTTGTCTGGTAACGGGAATACGGTATTGCTTGTCGGCAAACAGCCGAAAGCGGTGATGATCGGCGTCACGCCGCAGAGCGCTTGAATCTGCCCGGCGCCGGTGTTCGGCGGAAAGCACTGGTAGATGTCCGGACTTCGCTCGTCCACGAAAATGTCGGTTGCATCAGCGGTCGGAGTGTTGCTGCGCCAGTTCGGGAAACGCCGGCTAATCAGCCTCAGTTCGCCCTTGGTGACGCTCGCGCCACTGTCCACGTTGTAGTAGGGCTCCATGACCATCAAGACGCCGGCAGGGGCCGTCTGGATCGTCCCAGCCACCAACGGGAGGGTGATGATCTGCGGATAGATGTCGCGCTTCCAGTTGGACGCGGAGGCGAGGACGTGGTTCAGGAATCGCTCCATCGTCGCATCGACCCACGTCACCCCGCCCGGATCGAGCGTGATGTCCCGCGCAGTCTGAAGGATTGTCTCTACCAGGATGGTCATACGACCCTCCCGCGCCGGGGATCGTCCGCCGGCAGGTCAGTGTCGCGAAGGAGCACGCCGGCCCCGGTTACGGGCGGCGGTTGGTTCCAGCGAGATACAGCACACCAGCGGCCGTCAGACTCCCGCTTGG